AAGCATCTCTGTAATAAACATTGTTTGTTTTACAATATGTTTTACCTCTAAAACAGTCCAATGACCATTGTAATCATTACCAAGACCGTCTAAAAGTACTGGCATGTCTGGCCTTATACGGGCGTCACCTAAAACTTGAACATACCCCCTATACGGGTACTGAGACCGAGCGTCAGCAGCTTTAGACTCAAAACCAGCAGCCGTGGAGTTTGGAATAACCCTGTCTGATTCAAAACGGTCAACAAACTCACTTTGTGACTTTGCTCTGGTAGTTGTGGCCCTTTTTTGATTTGTTTGAACAAGTGAGTCGTTTGTTACAAGGTCAATACCAGCAACCGCACTTGCTGCTTTAATTGCGTTGTCGTAATCAATTGTTTCACCAATAACTGGGGTAAAACTGTATAAATTAAAACCATCTGGGTCATTAGCTTCTCGCATAATAAAATATGGCGCCGAGTCTTTTAAAGTTTTAAAGTCTTTACCAATAGGGTCAAAATATAAAGCAGCACCATCAGCCCTTAACGTGTAACCAATATTATGAGCAAAAGTTTTTAAAAACTCCCAATCAGTCTTCCCTGCTTGAGCAACGTGGTCATACACTCTTGCGTGCGGTGTTGCGTGAAAAGAAAATTGATGTTTCTTACATATTTCCGTAAATACTTGGTCCGCTGTTACTTGGGACCATATTTTTTGAGATGCTTGTTTCATGGTAACCGTTGCACCAATTGCAGTAATCTCAACAAAATTCTTACCTGGGCTGATATCACCGCTTACTTTATGGATATATCCAATAAATTCTTTTTTTCCGTATAAAGACTTTAAAGTAACTTTAACTGGTGAGCCAGATTTAATTTGTGAGTAGTCAAGTTCCCAATGCTCTAAATACATAGTTAAATGCTCATGTGCGTACTGAGACATTGTTAAAACGGTTCTGTAAGCAAACACATTTTTAATTTCTGACTCGGGCAACTCAATGTCTATAAAATCAAACATTTGGAATAACCAACTCTGTGCCAGGTCGAAGGTTTTGAAAGTCCTGAATAGATGGGTTTGCTTCAAGGATGTACCACCACAAAGTTGGTTTATTGTAGTATTGGTTAGCAAGTTGGTCTAAACGCTCACCTTGAACGTATATGTGTTTTTTAAATGCAAGAGTTCCAATATCACCAAACTCGTAAAAAACAATTGGTTTGTTATCACCCTCAGCCTCTAATTGAATATATTCAATATCTGAGTAATAGTAACGAGAATTTGCTGTAATAGTCATTTTATGCTTTCTTTGCGGCAACTCGAGCGGACGCCATCAAAACAAACTGCAATGAAACATTTGTTCTAAGGGGAACCATGTTTTCTGTAAAAAATGTGTGTTCAATACCCAAGCTGTTAAGGTATCCTAAATAACGATTAGGTCCCAGTTCAATCTCAACTAAAGTCATCATTAAAAAACCAATATCAGATGTGTTCTGGTCTAGCCTTGTCCACCCGTCTCCGTTACACACTTTATAAATATATTCAATGTCAGCCAAAGTCCCACGCTTCATTAAATCGTCAATTTTTGCTTGTGGGTTAATTATGTTGCTACCCTTGTAAAACTCCGCAAAATTAATCATTGTTTGTTCTCTTTGAGTTTCCAAGGCAATACGAGCTGCGTTAGCAGAATCAAGAAACGATGTTGGTGACCACTGTTGGGTTGGTTTTATGGTTTGAGGTCCAAAACACGCAAAATCATTAACTCTGTCAACCACAATATTGAATGACATATTCTGTCCACTAGGAAATACGGGAAGTGAGGTAGCCCAATACTGCGGGCTATTGGGGGTTACGTCTGGGTTAATTTGTACGCTACTTGACCATGTTTCTGGGTTCCACAAAAATTGAAAACCGTATTTTGTTGGCCTACGAGTTTTTCCAACAGCATCAACTTTATCAGCGCCCTCAGATGTAAACTTATGTTCGCTTGCTCGCCAAGTCCAAAAACGACCCCTTCGGTCATCTTCAGATTGGTCGGACTTATTAACAGACTCGCCGTTTAAAACATTTATTGGAGGTGTTGGAAGACTCCACTTATGGGGTGGTAAGTTAAATTCACAATCTTTTCCAAGGGTGTATGAGGGCGTTGCCTCTGGTGACGTTGTATTTGGCGGTGGTTTAACAGGAGCAGCAGCAGCTGCAGTTGTTGAGGTTCCCACACCAGTTTTATAGATAAGGTTACGTAATTTTGATTCATAATCAGCATTTTCTGCAGCAATATCAGTTTTTGCTTTATCTAAAGCTGTTTTTTGTTGCGCAAATAGTTTTGTAACTTCTTTAGCTCTTGCTTGATACTTTGTAATATATTCTTGTAAAGTAGCTTCAGTTCCAGCTGGCTCACCAGATTGAGTACCAGCTAAATAGATTAAATGGTTAAAGTATTTAACAATTGCTGGGTTTGTGTAAAAAGAGTTAGCCCAAGCAAGGTAAACCAAAACATACCGACCCGTAGTAGAAAGTTGCGATAGTTCGACTATTGAATTTGATGTTTGTGGCCATCCATATCCCGAAGCTCCAGTGTAATATTTTTGAGCATAAAAGTTGTTAAGAGTGTACAAAGTTCCGCTACCAGTTGGAAGTGGCTCATTAAAAAACTCAAAGTTGGTGTAGGGCTTATTTGGTGGGTATACTGGAGGAAACGTTTCAACAGCAGGAAAAACTTGGACACGGGTTGTTTTACTTGCTGGCTTTGAACCAGCTTTAATATTAGCGTTAGATGTAGCCCAGCCGTTAACCTCATTATTAGCATCGTTGTACTTTTTGTTTAAAGTAACAAGTTGTGAATCATGCGTGGTTTTAAAAGTTTCATACTTACTTTTTTCAGTCTTAGAGGCTTTTGCATACCACGCATCAATAGCATCTTGAGTAATCTTTACACTCATCTGTTAGCCTCCGATTTTGCACTCATTGCCTTTGTAACAGCCCCGCTAACTATTTTAGCTGTGTCAGCAGCAGAGTTTGGGCTGGTAGTAGGTGGAACGCTGACATTAATAATTATATTGCCGTTAGATGATGACATAGACATGCCAGTACCAGCCGAGCCACCCCTGTCGCCACCAATTGCATTAGCCGTAACCCCAGAACCTACGGTTGTTCCAACAGCATTTGAAGATAAAATTGTTCCTGGGGCACCAGAAATACCAGTACTTGTTGCACCGCCAGCACCACCACCTGCAAAACCACCAAAGTTAATTGCGCTACCTTTGCCGTCCTGTAGTACACGGCGGCATGCCATAACATCTCCAAGGTTTACACCGCGGATTCTTACAGCAGCTCCTGTGTGAGGAGACTCAATCATTTTTCCATTACCCATATAGATACCTACGTGATGTGGCGTTCCTTGGGTACCAAAGAAAAGCAAATCACCAGGTTGTGCTTGAAGTGGTGGGATTCCACGGCCTTGTTTAATTTGAACGTAGGTTGTTCCCCCAAGAGGAATTCCTTGTTTAGCAAATACATATTGAACAAACCCAGAGCAGTCAAACCCCACAGTGTCTGACCCTTGGTTAATTCCAACAGATGGGCCATTAGTTCCACCGCCACCCCAAGAGTAGGGAACTCCAATTTGAGACGCAGCCGTCATAAGAGCATAGCCAGCTTGTGGAGTTGCTCCTTGAAGAGAAATTTGTTGAGCAGCAGTGCCTCTACCAGCACCACTGCCATTTTGGCTTTTGTTATCCGTTGGGTTTTTTGAAAAACCACCGCCAGCTGCGTAACCACCAGTATAAACAACACCCCCTCCAACCGCTCCCGCCAGGGCACCCCACGGCCCAGCAATCATTGCGCCAGAAACAGCTCCACCAATTATTGAAGATGCAAAATTACCCCAGCTCCAATGTTTGTCTTTTCCACCCTTGTATCCAGAGATGCCAGCAAAAGCCGCGGTAGCAACAGCACCAAATCCACCAATTACTTTAGTAAGAGTTGTTGCTAAAGCTGGCGATACTTTAGACATAATCCCAGTGGCAAGGTGACCAATTACTGGGCCCATAACACTTCCAAGGAATGAACCAACGAGAGAGCCAACAGCCCCATTCATGCCACCAAGCATTGTGCTTGTATATCCGTAAGCTTTAAGAAGTCCATGCATTTGTCCAACAACTTCCGAAAACTTATTTGTAGCAGTTGTTAGGTGCTGAAGGGCAGTAGCAGTACCAGCATTAATATCTGCTTGCGTATTTTGCGTTAAGCCAAGTTGGGCTGTGTTGTAATTGCTTGTTTTGTTAACAACATCAGTAGTAATACCAGCATTTTTAAGCTGTTGTTTGCTTGGGTTTTTAGGCAGCCCTTTTGCTTTAGCAAAGAGTTTAGTAATAACAATTTGACGAAGGTTTGCATCAGGGACATATGTATTAAGAATTAAGTAAAGTTGATTGCCTGGTTGTAAAGAGCCCTGAAGGTACATATACGCTTCGTTGCCACCTGCTTGTAGGGGAGGCGTTGATTGCCAAATTTTGTCTACAAGTTCATTAGCTACATCGTTTGGATTTCGAGCCAAACCGTCCGCGCCACGAACTTGAACGCCAATTTGGTTCATGAAGTTTACAGATTTTGCTTGGTTCATTGACGCCGACGCAGTGGCGGTTCCTTCTAAACCTAATCCTGGAGCGTAATTTGAAAGACCAGCAACGCCTTTGCCATATGTTCCAACGTTATAAATGCCTTGTGATTGAAGGGCTGAGATAGCACCCACAGCATCAGTTTTGCTAATAGCAGTTCCACCAGCAGATATAGATTTTTGCAGGGCCCCCATATTGCCAAAGCCCATTCGGCTAAAGAATCCTTGACGAGCAGTACTTAGTTGATAAGCAGCAGCTTCAGCTGGACTGGGTAATGCTTGAGCAACTATTCCTGGAAGTGAGAGACCAAAGTTTCCCATTCCTCGCAGGAATGTTCCACCAAGACCAGCAAATGCGCTTCCACCACCATCTTTAAGTGTGGTGTCTTCTTTCTTTGGCGCAGCGGTAGTAGACCCTTGACCACCACCAGGATTTGAGAGACTACCGCCAGCTTTAGATGCTGCGGTTAAGTTCTCACTAAGTTTTTTGGCGTAGTCAGAGGAGTCTTTAAGATTGGTTTTAAGCTTGTCACTTAACAGAACTAGGTCTGTTAAGTCTTGCTTTTTAGCCATCGTTACCCTCTAAATCTCTTAGTTCTTTCTAACCAATTTTTACGTTCTCTAAAAGAAAGACTTCTTAAGTCAGCTAATGTGAAACCAGTAAACTCTCTTGCGATAGCTTCGTACTGGTCCATCAAATACTCGTAGTCTGTATCTTTATAGTCGAAACAAAGCAGCGAGGCTAAGTGGAACATCAGTTTCTGTTCCGCATACCTCACAGGCCTTGGTCACCTCCCCGAGGCGTGGACCTGGGTTACGGTTAACAATCTCTGTGATTAGAGTTTCTCGGTCTGCTATTCCAAGTTCAAGAACGGTGGAGGGCGATGTAGGTGATTCGTTTAGTGATAACAAGCACCCAGAAAGAATCATTGTGTTTAACTCGGCAAGTGTCTTGTCCGCGTTTTCCATAATCTTCTTTTGAGTAATTCCATTAGGTAGTGCAACTACTGCAATACCAGCTTTAATTTTTACTTTCCAACGGCGGTCGTTAACAGTGTCTTCCAACTCTGTTACCTTCACGTCTTCGGTTAAGTTAATATTAAACAGTTGTGTTTTATCGCAAACTGAGCAATATTGGTTGAACTCACTTTCGTTACCAAAAGTTACTTTTCTAATACCTAAAAGAATTGCATCCCTATCTCCAGAAAGCATTTCATCAAAGTCTTCTTTTGTTGGCTTTTTGTCGCCAATTTTTTCCAACCCCCTGTTAAGGATTGTCAAAAGAGCTTTTGCTGTGCTTCCAGATTTAGCAATTGCTTCCTCATCTAGGCCATTAAGTTCTCTTACCTCAGCGGTTTTAATAACGCCCATTGGGGTTATAAATCCACCTGGCAAGCTAACCAAATTGTCAGCTGGTGCCTCAGTAGTTACTACTGCCTGAGGCCCAGCCGTCAATTCTTCAGCAAGCTTATTAATCTGATTAGGGTCCGTAATTTGTGGCACGTTTTGTTCTCCTTAGTTCATTATTAGGTAAGAGTTGGTTTAGCTTCGCCTGTTGATGTATCTGTAAAGAATACAGATAGTCCTTCGTGAACAAAAGTCATTTGTTCAAAGAGGATGTTGTTATCGGTTGCATTCAAGTCCGTAAAAGACAAGTTTGACAACCAGGCGTTGTGAATGTGGAACTGGACCTGTGGAACAGCAATTCCAGCATCTGCGTTGGAGGTGTTGGTTACTGGATGGTCATTGACATAGATTTTCATGTCTAAACGGAAGTCTTTACCAGCAGTTGATAGGCCTTGGCCTGCAGCTGCTGCAAAAAGTCCACGCATCCATGTAATTGCTTGGTCCTGCCCGTAAACCATACCGCGGCTTAGCACGATAGGTGTAAAGGTAGTCATTCCAGGAATCTGGTGAACGGTGGTGTTGTATCCACCCTCACGGTATGCAATAGATTGTGTATTGATATTCAATCCCTGCACCTGTGAAAATCCACCACTAAAAGTTTTGATGCGGTCATCAAATGGGGTTCCTGAGTTAGATGATGCAACAAATTCTACATAGAATTTAAAATTGCGAAGTGGGTCAGTAGCGTGAGTACCCCACCGTACCAAAGATGTTCTAGCTGCCATTTATTTTTCTCCTTATGCGGTGGTGATGGTTACGCCGCCGTCATACTGGCTAATCTTAATGACGACGAACTCTGCTGGACGTTGTAGAGCAACTCCAATATCAAGGTGGACTTCCCCAGCGTCTACCGTATTTAATGGGTTGTTTGAAGCATTACATTGTACATAGTATGCCTGTTGTGGGGTATCTCCACGAAGGCCTCCTTGACGCCAAAAATCGTTAAGGAAATTTTGTGCTGTAGCTGTTAGTTGACGCCAAAGCTTTGCATCGTTTGGCTCAAAGACTGCATAACGTGTTAGGTTAGAGAGAGTCTTTTCCAAGTAAATAAGGCTACGACGAACTGGTACGTACTTGTCAACATATCCCTGCTTTAGGGTACGAGCGCCCATAACAACAATGCCAGAGCCAGAAACAAAACGAATTGCATTAACTGGGGCTCCCGCTACGTTCATGGAATCAAGTTCTGTGTTAGTTAGCGCTGTAACACTTACAGCCCCACCAATGCGAACATTTAAACCAGCTGGTGCCTTAAAGACTCCACGCTGACGGTCTGTTGAAAAGTACTGTCCCGCAACCGCTGAAGCAACATCAATTGTGCGAGTAACTCCTGGCGCTGTTGTTGTTGGGTCAGCAATAAGAATGTTTGGGTAGTACACCGCTGCGTATGAGCTAGATGAGTAGCTAGCTGCAAGTGTAATCTGGTCAGCAACAGTTGCTGCACCAGCACCAACAACAACAAAGCAATCTGTTCGAGCTGCTGCATAAGCAATCAATGTATTAACAGGGGACGCGGTTGTAACTCCAGGAGCAACTAAAACAAGACTCTGTGGAATTACATCAAAGGCGGTAACAGCATTAGCAATGTCTGCTGCAGTCTGTCCACCAGTAGCGTTAACACCGCTAGCAAGCTGTGCGCCAGTAATAGCAACAGGCGCATCCGCATATCCAGTTGTTGGGTCAGCAAGGTCTGTTAGATATACAAAAGTAGATAGTGCGTTAACAACCGTTGGGGCATAACGAGAGTTTGTGCTATCCATTGATAGGTCTGTGTAACGTTCTACAATGCTTCCGCTTGTAGAGTCACCATAGTAGACAACTAGTGTAAAAGTAGCTGCAGTAGCAGTTGCTTTAATGATGTCAAAGTAAATATTGTTTCCCCATGCTCCAGCGCTAGCTGCTTGGATTTGAAGGGTGTTAACAGAACCAGCAGCGCCACCGCCACCAGAGCTATCAAAAATAGAACGAGTAGCAACTGCGTTGCCAGTTCCTTGAACACGCTTAACGTAGCAAGCTCCGCCGTTATTGTCGACAAGGAAAGAGCGAACGCCAAGACGAAGCGTGTCACCTATCCCTGAATCAAAGTTTCCGTAAAGCTTTACGAACTGTGGCCAAGATGTAACTAGGGTTGGTGCAACAGGACCTTGGTTAATAGCGCCAAGAAAAGCGCCGTATTGCAGGGTCTCGTTTCCAGCTGATGGTGGTGTTGCGTTCAGGTTCTCTGTAACGTACACACCAGGGCGTTGGTAAACTGCCATGTGATTTTGTCTCCTTAGTGGGTTTTAGTCGGGGTTGTACGAATTATGCAACTGAGTGAAGGCCGTTGGTACATTGCTCGGATTAGTAGTAATTTGAACGTCATCTACAATGTAGAGAGCGTTGTCAGCCTCATCTTGAGTCATTTCTGTCAAGATGCGGACAGTTATAGTATTGCGAAAAAGGCGACGCCCATCGTCAATGGTGTCGCGTTTTGCAAAGTTTTCTACGAACATATGTCTATTTTCGTAAAGTGTATTGTCTGCGTTGGGTATGGATAAGTATCCATAAGTGCCAGGTGTTTTAAATTTTAAAAGGGCAGCAAGAATAGCTCGGTCGTGACGCGGATGACGGGCATAAGTTGTTATCTGGTAGTAGAGGTCCCAACGAACTGGTTCCTGGTAGCTATAGATGTCCTCTGCAGCAGCACTAAACGTTCCCGCTTTATCTAAGTCATAGACGGTTCCGTATACCTGGCGGTCTTTTGATTGCGCAATATCAATCAAGTCAATTGTGATAAATGGGTAAGACTGGGTACGTACTTCAATATCTGGCATTGTAAACCAGACCTGTACGGGACGATGTGGGTTTTTACCATCAGATACTTGAATACCCTGGAGCAGTGCTTTAAGTGCTTCGTCTTCACGAAATATCATTGTCATGCAAATACCTCGTTATCAAACAAGAAATCGCAAATGGCATCTTGGAAAGCGTTGTAAGCGGCTTCATCTACCCCAGTTTGAAGGGGTCTAATAACCGCCATAGCTGGGTGGTCAAAGTTACCGTACTCAAGTTTGTCAATTGTTTCTTCTAACTCATCTGGATAATCAACACGGATGAGTCTGCCCTCATATACAACAGAAAGCTCTTTAACAATATCTTTTGGCCAGCCTGAAGTTGAAGCCTTTGATTTAAGTGTTTGTGTAAATGCCGATGCTAGCTTTTCAGCTGCGCGGTCTTCGTAGCTACGGAAATCACTTGCCACGCTTACTACCCATATGCTTCCCTAGCAATACTGCTGCTGTCACCATTAGCCAGTTGTTACGGTTTTCCCTTGCGTCGGGCAGATTCTGAAAGATGCTGTTTTCAAAGTCATCTTTATCTGGACTAGATATATTAGTCATCGTAACTCCTATGGAGAGCAGGGTATTCGCAAGGGTAAGGCTTTAGTTCCCGCATGGAACTACTTATAGGATAAAGCAAAAGGCCCCCTTGCGGGGGCCTAAGCTTTACTTCTTTTTAATCTTCTTAGCTAATTTAGCGTCGTTCTTTTCATCTTTTTTCTCAAACTTTTTCTTCTGAGCGGGGGTCATGCCTTTGGTCCACTTTTTGTCGTCGTGGGCCATTACATGCCTTTCTTTTTTACCATTGAAGATTTCTTCTTCATAGGTGGGACATTTTTCTTTGGCTTAGCTACAGATGACTTTCCTTTACCAAACCCAGGGTCTTTCTTATCTTTCTTACCACATCCGCATGTTGCGCACATTTACTTGCCTTTCGAGTTAGTTTGCGTATGCTGAGAACTGAGGGTCATTAACCATTTCTTCTGGCATAACCTGCATGCACTCAACAGTAATTAAAGTGTATCGCTCAGCAACAATTCCTCGTTGCTGTACTCCAAATGGACGATAGACCTGGTTCTTCCAGACTATACGGCCACGGTTCTGTAAGTCAGGGTTGTTAATAATCCCTGGGTGAATCTTTTCAACCTCTTCTGCATCCAAAGTAAGGTGCAAAGTATCTGCGTTGTAGTAACCCTGGATAGACTGTTGGACGTCACCCTGCTTTATGACAGCACGAATAACTGGCACAGTAAATGGGCCAGTCCATCGTCTTCCATTACCTTCGTAGCCAACATCGTAGACTGGGTCCACAATTGTTTGGGTTGGGTCATAGACCCACCAGGAGGCTGTTGTGCCAACTGGACGTTGTAAGTCTGTTGCTATACCAGCAAGAATCTCGTTGGTTTCAAAGTCTGCATCAAACCTACCGCCAGGCGTATAGGCTTTCATGCGTCTCCTTAGGAGTTAGCTTTTTGGCACTTGTGGCAAAGGAAGCTCTGTTCAAGCTCTTCGTCAACAAGAATTTCTGCTACTACGATGTCGTTAGCGCACATAGCGCAGTTAGTCTTCAAATCAGCCATTATATTTCCTTTCAAAGAAACACGGTATTAGTTAGTATGACATATCCTACTAGATGATATTGCTCAAATTGGATTCAACAGAGGCGCGATATTTAGGCTCTAACTCCATTAAATCAAGCTCTTTAAACAATTCTTGAGACTCTTCACGGCGGCCTATCCACCATGACGATACGGCCTTTTCAAACTTAAGCACGTAAGCTCCGTAGTACTCCACATCCCCTGGCAGCGGAGTCATAGCGGCCTCATCAAATGCCCACTCCTCGCCAACGGATGCCATTGTGTAGCACTCCTGCCAAGCGCCTAACTGCTCGTAGTAACGTGCCAAAAAGAAATATGCCTCTGGTCTGGTTGGTACATGAGCTATGGCTTGGAGGATGTTGTTAAGGACGGTCTTGTTCCTATCCCTCTGGTCATCAAAGCATATAGACATTTTAAGCAAAGAGGTATACACAATTAGTGGGTCAGTCTTTGCCCCGTACTCTGCAGCCCTTAAGTAGAAAGAAACAGCTGAGGCGGTCTGGTTAAGCTCGTTGTATTTCTCTGCTATCTCAAAGTTCAACACAGGATTAAACATGTCATGGGAAGCGTCTTCAATAAGTTCTTCAATTGATTTCATTAGTTAGTGCCTCCTCAATCATTTCTTCTACAACCGCGCCTGGAACTTGTAAGACAAACGCTGCGTTATCTTGGAACCCAAAGCTTAATAGTAAATCGGAGCCAAGTTGAGCTGCACCTACGCAGAACTCAATACGGGCATCCAAGAAGGTCCATTTTTCTGGGGAGATGCCGAGCAGATTAAATTCTTTATCCCAGACCAGCAAACGGTGGTGGTAGAAACCATCTTTCTGTTGAAGATAGTTTTTAAACAGCTGTACCTCGTGCGCCACGGAGATGTAGAAGTTTCCCCAGGTAATCATCTGAGAGCCACCACGTTGGTCATTGGGAGCTGGGAATGTATCTCGTACGAACATCTGTTCGGTTCCTTCTGTGTCAGGCGCTGAATAGACAAGCTCTGTAGGCATGGTCCATTTAATAAAGTGATAGGGCTTATCAACCACTGGATACCAGTTTTTCTCACAATATGATGTATTGCTGCCTGGTGCTGGGATGCGCTTCCTGTGTATTTCTTTAGCAGTCCAGGCATCCTTATCAATTTCAATTTGAGTATATTCCATACGACCTTGGCCATTGGTAGTTGTATCTCGACGTACGCCAATCAAATAGTAAGCGCCTTCCCATTGGACTAGGCGGGCATCCTCTAGACCTACAAACTCCCAGATAGGGTCGTGAAGCGTTTTCATCTCTACTTTAGTGTGGTTAATAACTTTAAGGTCTTTATCAAGGCGCATCAAGTAGTTCTCGGTAACTAAGCGCATATCTTTTTCTGGGTGCAGATAGGACAATGGTCCCCAGTGTGACGGAAACTTTTGAGTACCTTCAGAGTGGTAGAGCGTGTAGTTAACGTGGCGCAAGTTAACAAGGATGTCCCCATCATCATCTATATAGATAGATGGGTTCATAAGCCCTGTGCCACTTGTTAAACCTTTAGCTATTACAAGCGGGGCTAGTCTTCCGCCTTGAGCTACGGAGCGTTGTACCAGATTCATTGTGGCAAAAGTATACCCCCGCCAGATAACTGACGGGGGCAGACTTGCCGAACTTAGAGATTATGCTGCAGCTTCAGACCATGATAGACGAGCCTGAACTGTCTGAGCAGTTGTACCAACGTTAGATACAACGATTGTTAGTACGTCTGGACCATCTGGGTAAACCATGACGTTACCAGCTGATTGTCCACCACCAAGGATTGAGTTACCAAGGTCGCGTACGTTAGACAAGTCTACTTGACCAGTTGAGTTGGTAAAGAATCCACCAGTTGCTTCTCCGCCTTGGATAATATAGTTACCACCAGCGTAGTCAACAATCTGAGAGAGTGAAGAGTTAGGAACTAGAGTTGCGTTACCAACTGCAGACCTCCACACTGCATTAGTCAGAGCGGTTGGGTTAAACACACGACCGTTGAGGTAGCAAAGCACGAGCACGTTACCTGTTGTTGTACCTGTAAGGGTAAGGTCAAGTGCCTTTAGGATTAACTGCATGCGGTTAATAACTTCCTTAGTACCAAAGTTACCAATGGTTCCTGAGTCAACAGCTGGTGCTACACGAATTGACATAAGGGCCTTAGTTGAAGCGCCCCAGAAAGTCAAGGTTGCAGAAGAGATAGTGACTGTGTTATTGATTGTGATAGAGGTTGCGCTGTTAATAGCTGTTACGTAAGAGTTACGTGGAATAGCTGTACCAGAGAAGTCTGCTACATACATACCAACAACAATGTTTGTGTTGGATGCACCTAGAGTAATGACGTTAGTAGATGACGCTGTTCCAACCGCAGTAAATTCTAGCGCTGGAGCAAGAGTTGTACCAAGTGTCTGACCGTATGTGAAGAGAAGTGACTTATCATCATCAAAACGACCATCCATCATTACTGATGAACCCCAGTGAGCAATTGTTGGAGCATCTGTAGGCATTGCCTGTAAGACTTCAACTGGCGCAGTTGCGCTGTATGTGAAGGCTTGTCCAGATGTTGCTCCACCAGCTACGCAAACCACTGTTGGGTTAGCAGTCATTGGTGAGTTAGAGAAGATAACTGTTGTTCCTTGGATGTACGCAATGAAGGTACCTTCTGGAACTGTTGGGTGGATAACGCGCTGACCAACTTGGAGACCTGAAGCAGAACCAACAACAGCTGTGTTAGAACCAACAGCCCATGTAGTTGATACTGAGGTTGAGCCAGCACCAGCACGTGTAACACCTGTAAGTGTGTTAGATGTCTTACCTGAGTAAGTAATAAGTTCCTGCTTTGTACCGTCCTTGATTATAGCCATACCCTGAATGCTGAAGAAGGTGATAGCACCTGAGACAGCGCCAGCATTGTTAGTTGAGAGGGTTACGGTTGTACCTGAGACAGCGATGACCTGTGTACCAGCGGTAATGTTAGACGCGTTAGCGTAAAGGCCATTTGTAATACCTGCAGCGTTACCTACAGTAATTGTGTTAACACCTGTGTTACCAGTTGCTGTTGTAACAATTGCCTTAGGTGTCATAAATGCAGATGTGTCTTCTACGTTGATTGTAGTATCACTAGAACCTACAGAAGCTGTAATTTTTGTTGTTGCAGCGTATGTAGATGCTTCGTAACGAGCAGGCAAGTTACCTGAGCGCATGTAAGCCATTGGGTTCTGGTTGTTATTAGCAAGCTTGTGTGCGTAGATGATTTCGCCCTTAGGACCACGGAAGCCCCAACGAACGCCACCAGCGCCGTACCATGTGTAGTCGATGTAGTACATCTGCATCTTTGATAGGTCAAGTGTGTATCCTGATGGGCCAGTTCCGTCCATCTTGTCGATGTTCCAGAGTGAGCGTGGGATACGAAGGTCTGATGTCTTTGAGACAGTTACGTTAGAACCTGATGGTCCACGGTATGCCTGTGTGAGAGTCAAAGATGTATCAGATGCAATTGTGTCAACGCGGTAAGATTGACCGCGAATAACAATCCAGTCTCCTGGGTTCAATTGCTTGTTGAATGATGTTGCGAAGTTAGTTGCACCAGTTACAGTTGCTGAACCTGTTGTTACAGATACGCGGCCTGCAATCTGGAAGATTGAAGAACGGCGAACTGCATATAGGTTCTGACCATCGTGCTCAAAGAAGAGACCGTTTTGCTGGTCAAACATACCAATTCGGTTCTGTGCGCCATCCCATGCCAAGATTGACAAGTAGTACTGTCCAGATGCTGTTGCAATTGTTGGAGCAGTAGTTGGAATGTATGTGAATGTGTTCTGGTCAACGACAGTTACAGCAGCGTAATCTCCGCTGTATCCAGATTCGTTAGCACCAAAGATACGGATAGCAAAACCTGGCTGTAGACCATGGCGCTCTTTTGTAACAACTGTTACAGAAGGTGAGCTATAAGTCATACGGTCAATTGTGTATGTTGGCTGCAGAATTGTTCCTGTAGATAGCTGAAGTCCCTTACCTGACTGGTAGCGGAAGTAACGGCGTGTCTGACGAACAAGTGAGATGTTGTTTGATGTACCGTTTGAAGAGAACATAACTCCACCGTCAAATGCGCGGTGAACTGACTGAGCCTGTGAACGAGCATAAACAGCTACTGCAACAGTACATGCTGTTGAAGACATTGTTGCAAGAAGGTTCTGTGAAAGCTCAACTGATGTTCCAGTAAAGCCCTTGATATAGGTATCAGTAGGGATAAAGTTAGCTGAGATAATTGTTCCGCCAACAGTCAAACCAGTCGCTGAAGCAACCTGAATGATGTTCTGACCCGCTGCACCTGAAGCAGTTGTTGAAGTCTGTGGTCCAAGCAATGTACCTGAGATTGTTCCACCACGGTTATCGTAGTAGTTAAATACTGTAGGTGACTGGACACGGCTAACAATGAAGTTACCGTTTGGAGGAGTACCGCCTGATGTTGAACCAACAACAGCAATTTCGTTACCTACGCTAAGACCGTGGTTTGTACCAGTTGTTACTGTTACATCCTGTCCTGTGTAAGCAAGAACTGTAGCTGTATCGTTACCAACGATTGCATCGCGGTAGTAATCACCAGTAAGAATAAGTGTCTTAGCGGTATCAAGAATTGAAGTTGAGGCCCAAGCTGTTGGTGTTGGAGCCTTTGAGGTGAATGTAAATGAAGTTTCACCAGGACGTGTCTCAACTACATAGTTACCAGAAACTCCTGGGAAAAACGCATCTGTAATAGAAATTGGTGAGCCAATTGGAGGAGCAACGTTAGTTGTTACTACACCAGCAACTGTTGACTGCGCTGTTGATGTGTTGTTAGCAAGGAGACGGAATGAGGTAGTTGATGGAACTTCAAGAACCTGTAGAGGAATACCTGAGTTAGTGTTGTAAGAAGCTGGTGTTACACCAGTGATTGTTACATACTGTCCAACTGTCAAACCGTGAGCTGTTGCTGTCTTGTACATAGCAGTTGTACCGTTACCTTGAACACCAGTAGCAAGAAGGTTAACTGTTGTGTTTGTAAGGGTAGTTGTGATTGTACGAGTACCCGCAGCGCCTGTAGATAAACCAGAGACTGTTAGTGCGTTAAATAGGAGCTGGGATGCAAATGGACGATTGTTTGTAAGTGTCTGTGTTTCCCACTTAGTATCTTGCTTGCCGTATTCAAAGTCTGTATCCATCATTGACTGAGGAGTAGAGACGCGCATCTTGTTTACTGGGTCTGCGTATGTCTCATCTGGCTTAATGCGCTCTGCAAACTCATCAATAGTTACCTGAAGTGAGTCAGTTGATGCCATACCAGCTGTAGCTGGGTTAAATAGAAGTGTAATAACTGTTGACTCACTAGCTGCTACAAGACCACCTGATACATAAGTACCATTTACAGTTGATGCAATAGTAAATGTTGTTGTTGTAGGGGTAGTGGCAACTGTGCCAACAATGTTATATGACGCTGGGGTAACACCTGAAAGTGTTACTAGCATTCCAGGAACAAGGTTGTGTGCAGTTAATGTTGTAGCACTTACTATTGAACCCGTTCCTGAGAGGGATGTAATCGCTGTTGAAAGCTGATTGTCACCGTATGTTGCGTAAGCTGATGATAGAAGTGAGGTATCTGAGAAGTTGTAGATAACCTTGTTCTGCGTTACGTTAGTGATAAGTACAAGACGTTCCTTAGGAACGATGCGTCGTAGAACTACCTGCTTTGTTGATGGGTTAAACGCATAACCACCATCTAATAGAATCTTTCTTGCCATGGATTAAAACGCTCCTATTAATAAGTCCGCTGCTGCAAACGGATAAGTTGTTGTTAGTGCTGTTGTGTCAGGTCCACCCATGACACGCCCATCAAAAGTAGTTCCCGCGGCTGGTGGTTGTGAAAACACAATGAAGCCATCGTTATCTACTCGTAACCAATTGTAGCGGCTTGCTGGGTTGTCCCAAACCACATACGAGTTGTTTACTCTTTGAACTATACCATTCAGCGCGACGAGCAGTCTTTGTGAATTGGTAATGTTCACCGCCGTACCATTAAATCGTGGGCGGAATCTATAAGTTACGCCATCAAACTGAGGCGCTAGGTCGTCAATTAAGACAATATCTGTGTTGAAGCCTGAAGGACCTTGGAGACCTTGCAATCCTTGGATACCCTGAGGGCCAGTTGTGGTAGTTGTTGCCTGCCACGCATATCCTGTCCAAGTCCAAGTACGTGAACCGAATGTATAAACTTGCCCGTTAGTGGGCGAGCCAGGAAAATCAATTGGCATAGTTTGTCTCTCTCTGGGATGTCTTGGTTAAAAGTATACGAGGCTTTTGGCCTCCTGTGTGGTATATAGTCAAAAACTTCAACGTACGTACATTTCAAAGCGGGCTGAGCGATTCATGCCAGAAGTGCTTTGGCAACACGCTATATAGTCACCAGCGGAGTAGTTACCGTAAGTAGAGTCCATACCTATACCTCCCGAAACGTCGTTTGAACCAATTGCTCCCACAGTATTTGATGGATATACACCCTCAGAGTTTTCATTCCATGCAAAACCCCAACGCACCCTTGCCTGTAGACCATAGCCCTGGTTGTTCTCATAATTAAATCCATAGAAGTTAATGTCTGTTTGAGTTGACCAGTAGGCGGTAGAGTTTCCATTAAACGAGGTTGCTGTAGAGATAAATACTCCACGACCGCCTGGATTCATGGATTGGCTCTTATATCCAACGGTACTAAAGAAAGATAGCGGAGTAATTCTAGTGCCACCGTTATAGTTAGGTTGTCTCCATATCCACGGATATCCAGAAGCACTTATTGAACCGCCTTGAGGAATGTCTGGCCATAGCGCCAAGAAGTCTTTCCCTGGAAAATAGTTATACACATTAAACTTAGCATCACCATCATTTCGGTTTGTCTGGTCAGCCGCAAGAACGTTGTTGGTTTCCCAGTAGGATGAAAAGAAGTTAAAAGTTGTTCCTCTGGTTCCTTTCATGGCCATCATCCAACCGCCACCATCTATTGCACTATTCATAATGCAATAAACTGGAGTAGATGAGCCATTAATATTTATATAGTAAATGCCATCGCTGTTATGTCCATTATCTAGTTTTAGCTGTGCCGCTGACTCTCCAGGGTCACTTAAAGATAAACCAGTTGGAAAAGCACCAGGTCTTTTGTACCCTCTAGAGCTTCCCACGCTTAAACTACCAAGCAGAGGCATTATGCGTACCTTGTTCTACTTGCTATAACAGTCCAAGTTGCAGTTGCCGTTTTAAGAATTGTATAAGTATAAATATCAAGAGAGTTAGCATTACCTGAGCTAGGTGCGCTTCCATTTTGCCATTTAGGAGTTACTGGAACACCATCAACTTGAAAAGCTGTTTGATAGTAAGCAGTAGCGCCTTGAGTAGTAATCATAGTAACTGTTACAGATTGACCCACCGCTAAATAGTTATCTAAGAGCTGAGCGCCATCTGCTGATACGTTAAAAGTAAAGTTTCCAGTAGTAGTAGCCGCAAACAAAGTAACAGCAGTGAATGATTTAATGTAATAGTTAAGAACACCGTTGAGCGCAACCTGATTAATAGAGGCAGACTCAATAAGCTGGGCAACTGTAGTGGTTCCAGTAAAGTTTGTGTTGGAGAAGGTTACATTTCCCGTGGTTGGATAGCTGCCTTGTAGACCTTGAACACCCTGTGGTCCGTTACTGCCTTGCAAACCGTATGGGCCATATGGACCTTGAATACCATCTAAGCCTTGGATACCTGTTGGTCCTGCAAAACCTTGTAGGCCTTGGGTACCTTGCGCTTGGTTAAATCCACCGCCTTGCAAGCCTTGCAATCCTTGTGTACCAACTGGGCCAATAACTCCAGTGTCACCAATAGTTCCTTGAACTCCTTGAAGACCAATGAGACCTTGTGTGCCAGTTAGGCCTTGAGTACCAACAGCGCTTACGCCTTGAATACCTTGTGGCCCTTGCACACCAGCAAAACCAGAAGCTGATAGCTCTACCCACGCATAGTTGTTTCCATCATATGTCCATGTATAACCAACACCAGTATTTGAATCAGTCCAACGGTCGCCAAGTAGCGGTGCAATTGGAGGAATATCACTAAATGTTATTGCTGCGTTTGGTCCTTGAAGTCCTTGCGTTCCTTGAGCGCCAGCACCAGTTGAACCTTGAATAGATTCACCTTGAATACCTTGCGTACCTTGAGCACCAACATTTCCAGTTGTTCCCTGTAAACCTTGTGTGCCTAAGAAGCCTTGTAAACCAAATGCACCTTGTGCACCAACAGTTCCTTGCGCACCGCCTGTACCTTGTGTTCCAGAACCAATTGCACCTTGTATACCTTGTACGCCAGAGAATCCTGATGCAGATACCTCTACCCATGCATAATTATTACCGTCGTAGATATAGGTATATTCAATACCGCTATTGCTATCAACCCAACGGTCACCTAGTAACGGTGAGACTGGAGGTGTTGCATCAAATATTAAAGCTGCGTTAGGTCCTTGTAATCCTTGTAGTCCTTGAAGACCAGCGCCAGTTGTTCCTTGAATAGACTCGCCTTGTAAGCCCTGAGTTCCTTGTGCACCAACGCCAGTTAAACCTTGAATACCCTGAGTTCCAAGGAAACCTTGAATACCACTAGTACCTTGAGCACCGTTGTTACCAGTTGCTCCTTGAGTACCCGCACCAGCAGTACCTTGGGTACCTTGCGCTCCCGCAAGACCTGCGTAACCTGACGCAGATAATTCAATCCATTGATAAGTGTTGCCGTCGTATACCCAGGTAAATTCAGAACCAGAGTTGCTATCTACCCAGCGGTCATTAACGCTTGGTGATGCAGGAGGAAGTGCTGCAAATGTAACTGGTACTGAAGGCCCTTGCGTACCTTGTGCACCTTGAATTGAAATGCCTTGGGTACCTTGAATCGCAGCACCTTGAACACCTTGAGTTCCTTGCGCCCCATCAAAACCGTAACCTTGTAGACCTTGTAGACCTTGTGTACCTAAGAACCCTTGTAAGCCCTGTAAGCCTGCAAAACCTTGAGCAGCAGCAGAGCCTGCTAATCCCTGTGCACCAGGAGAACCAGCGGGTCCTTGTAAACCAAGAGAGCCAGCAAAACCTGATGCGCTTACTTCAATCCATGCATAGTTGTTTCCATCGTATATCCAAGTAAATTCACTACCACTGTTTGCATCTACCCATCTATCTCCAAGTAGAGGAGATGCGGGAGGAGTAACATCAAAAATAATTCCAACATTAGGTCCTTGCAAACCTTGCGTTCCTTGAGCGCCAGCACCTGTTGCACCTTGTACACCAAGGCCTTGAATACCCTGTGTTCCTTGTGTACCAACCCCATCAGTACCTTGTAAACCCTGTGTACCAATAAATCCTTGTAATCCTGTTGTTCCTTGAGTTCCGCCAGAACCAGATGTTCCTTGTGTACCAGCGCCACCTGCAGCGCCTTGAATACCCTGTGCACCCGCAACACCAGAGAAACCTGAAGCAGAAACTTCAACCCACGCATTATTATTACCATCATTAATCCATGTGTACTCAACACCGCTGTTAGCGTCAACCCAGCGGTCTCCAATAAGCGGAGAAACTGGCGGCGTAACATCAAATGTAATAGCAGCGTTAGGGCCTTGTAATCCTTGGTTACCTTGCAGACCTTGTGCACCTAAGTTACCTTGCAGACCAAGTAAACCCTGTACACCTTGAATACCGTCAAGACCCTGAGCTCCAATTAAACCTTGCGTTCCAATGAAACCTTGCGCACCGCTTGTTCCTTGGAAACCTTGAGCCGCAGCAGCACCAGCAATACCTTGAGAACCTGGCGCACCAGCTGCTCCTTGAACGCCATACCCAGCAAAACCAGATGCGGACAATTCAATCCACGCAAAGTTATTACCGTCGTAAGTCCAAGTAAATTCTGAACCAGTGTTTGAGTCAACCCAGCGGTCGCCAAGCACAGGTGATACTGGCGGAGTGACATCAAAAGTAATTCCAACCGTTGGTCCTTGCAAACCTTGGTTACCTTGTAACCCTTGGAAACCAATTGAACCTTGTGTACCAAGCAAACCTTGCAGACCTTGAACACCGTCAAGTCCCTGCGCACCAACTAAACCTTGTGTACCAAGGAATCCTTGAATACCTTGTGAGCCAGCAAAACCTTGAGCGGCCGCTTCTCCTGCAAGACCTTGTAAACCTTGAGAACCTAATGGCCCAGACGGACCTTGAACACCACTAAAACCTGATGCACTAACCTCAACCCAAACAGTATTGTTACCATCATTAATCCAAATGTATTCGCTACCGCTATTAGCATCTACCCATCTGTCACCAATGTTTGGTGTGCTTGGTGGAATAACATCAAAAACAATTCCAGAGTTAGCTCCTTGAATACCTTGAACAGATGTTCCTTGCAGACCTTGAGCTCCAACAATTCCTTGTGTACCAACAGAACCTTGTGTACCAGTTAAACCTTGAACACCGTCAACACCTATAGTTCCAGCCGTACCTTGTGCACCTAAAGCTCCTTGCACACCTTGTGTACCACCAACAATAAGTTGAACCCATTGATTGCCATCAGTATCAGCAATGTATGTGTACTCAATACCGTTAGCTGTATCCCACCAACGGTCGCCCAATACTGGAGATACTGGAGGAACAACATCTGAATAGAATCCTCCGCCACTTCCGCCACTACCTGCTGGTCCTTGCAAACCTTGAGTTCCAGTTCCAGTTAATCCTTGTGCACCAACTAAACCTTGTAAGCCTTGTGTGCCAACACCAGCAGCACCTTGTACACCTGCGCCAGTGGTTCCCTGAATACCTTGAGTACCAGAGAAACCTGAAGCAGATAGCTCTACCCATTGAGAAGTGTTGCCATCTGTTATCCAGGTATATTCAACACCTGAATTACTATCTACCCAACGGTCATTTAGACTTGGAGATAGTGGCGGAACAGAATCAAATGTGACTGGAATAGATGGGCCTTGTAAACCCTGTCCACCTTGAATACCTTGGAAACCAAGTAAACCTTGTAAACCAGTTAAGCCTTGTGAACCTGCTACTCCATCATTACCAGTTAAACCTTGAGTTCCTTGTGTGCCAATAAATCCTTGAACACCTTGGAAGCCTTGAGCAGCGGCAGCTCCAGCAATACCCTGTGTACCCTGTGTACCAATTCCTTGCGCACCCGCAGGCCCCTGAATACCACTAAAGCCTGACGCAGATAGTTCAACCCATTGAGACGTGTTGCCATCAGATATGTATGTGTATTCAGAACCTGAATTTGAATCAACCCAGATGTCATTGCTATTAGGACTAAGTGGAGGAGTTGCAGAGAATGTAACTGGAATACTTGGGCCTTGAAGACCTTGTGTTCCTTGAGTTCCGACACCAACTAAACCTTGAAGACCTTGAGAACCAACAGCTCCCTGCGCTCCAACGTCACCAACTAAACCTTGCGTTCCTTGCGTTCCAAGAAAACCTTGTAGACCTTGAATACCTTGTGCAGCAACTTCACCAGCAATACCTTGAATACCCTGAGAACCAGGAGCACCTGCAATACCTTGAGCACCCGCAGAACCTGAGTAACCAGATGCTGAAAGTTCTACCCACGCATAAGTATTGCCATCATAAATATATGTAAACTCAGAACCTGAATTACTGTCGACCCAACGGTCGTTAACGCTAGGTGATACTGGTGGAACTGCTCCAAAAGTAACTGGGATTGAAGGGCCTTGTATACCTTGAGTACCCTGTGAACCAAATACGCCTTGTAAACCATCAAGACCTTGCGCACCTATTGTTCCTTGAGCACCAACGTTACCAACTAAACCTTGAGTTCCTTGAGTACCTAAAAATCCTTGTACTCCTTGAAAACCTTGAGCAGCGGCTGCGCCCGCAATACCTTGTACACCTTGAGTACCAATACCTTGCGCACCAGCGGGACCTTGTACACCTGAGTAACCAGATGCAGAAAGTTCAATCCATTGATATGTATTGCCATCAAATGTCCATGTGTATTCAGAACCAGAATTAGAATCAATCCATCTGTCACCAATTGCAGGTGATGCTGGTGGCGTAGAACCAAAAGTTACAAACGCTTGTCCACCTTGGATACCTTGAATAGATTGTCCAGTTAAACCCTGTGGACCTAGTAAACCTTGAAGACCTTGAAAACCTAACCCACCTTGTAAACCTTGAACACCCTGTTCACCAGCACCAACTGGTCCTTGTGTACCAAGAAATCCTTGAATACCCATAGGTCCTTCTGGGCCTAGCCCGCCTTGAAGACCTTGTGAACCTTGTTGACCAGAAAAACCAGATGCAGAAACTTCTACCCAATAATAATTATCACCATCATTGATGTAGGTATATTCGGAACCAGAATTAGAGTCAACCCAACGGTCACCAAGTAATGGGTATTGAGGTGGTGTTAGACCAAATGAAATTGCAGCGTTAGGTCCTTGGTTACCTTGAATACCTTGCAGGCCAAGACCAGTTGCGCCTTGTAATCCAAAGAAACCTTGAATACCTAAAGTACCTTGGTTACCCTGAACACCTTGGTTACCAAGAAGTCCTTGTAGACCTTGGTTACCTTGAGTGCCCTGTAATCCTTGTGCACCAACAAAACCTTGTAAACCAAGAGTTCCTTGAACTCCTTGTAAACCTTGCGTTCCTTGTGAACCAGTTTGACCTTGGAGACCTAAAGCACCTTGCGCACCAGTCTGTCCCTGTACAGAACCAGCCATACCTTGAAGACCCTGAATTGCTTGGCCTTGTAAGCCTTGAGTTCCTTGTAAACCAGTTAAACCTTGATTACCTAAAGTTCCTTGTAAACCCTGACCAGTTAAACCCTGTAGACCAAGAAGTCCTTGTACGCCTTGAACTCCTTGAGACCCAATTAAACCCTGAGTACCCTGAACACCCTGCGCACCCGCAGGTCCAACACCATCTGTAATAACAAAATAAATAAGGTCGGTGCCAATAATAATACTGTCGTTTGTTCCAGTACCATCTTGGTTTTGCAAAAACGCATTTCCAGATAAAGTTCCATGGGTTACGTATAAGTAATCACCATTTCGAATTTCTGCAGCAGTACTGTTGTCATAATCAGTAGCGCGAGTAAGTCTCCATGGAGCAATACTTGAACCAGTGTTAGTAACAACATAGACACCGTTGTGTAAAGGATTTGCTTGGTTCTTAACAAGAACACGAGAGTTGGTTGGTGGGTTAACTCCACCAACAGTTAGGACTCCATTGATTGATGCGTAAAGTTGTGCTCCAACTCCGTACCCGCCATCAGCACCAAGTGTTCCAACCGCATAAGTTGGTGAATTAGATAGTACTGCGGTAGTAGCTGTGTAAACAGAATCTTTTGCGTTGTATGAACCAGTCTCACCTTTAAGGCCTTGAATACCTTGTATACCAAGCGAACCTTGTACGCCAACGCCTTGAATACCCTGCGTACCCTGCGTACCAGCATTGCCTTGTAAACCAAGAGTTCCTTGCATACCAACAGGGCCCAAGAAACCTTGTAAACCCTGATTGCCTTGTATACCAAAATTACCTTGTAAGCCTTGTACGCCTTGTGAACCCACAGGTCCATATAAACCTTGCAGACCTTGGAACCCTTGAAGACCAAGTGTTCCTTGTACTCCTTGAACACCAATTGAACCAGTGTTACCTTGTAATCCTTGATTACCTACTTCGCCTTGGATACCACGAGTGCCTTGAATACCAGCACCTTGCACACCAGAAATACCTTGAGGGCCAAAGTTACCTTGAAGACCAACAGAGCCTTGAATACCAATGTCGCCTTTAAAACCTTGGGTTCCAAAGAAACCTTGTAAACCAATTGCACCTTGAGTTCCGTTTGAGCCGCTTGTTCCAGCTTGGCCTTGAATGCTTTGACCAGATACACCCTGCACGCCTTGACGGCCTTGTAATCCTTGAGCACCAAGTAAACCTTGAACGCCACTAGGTCCTTGTAGTCCCTGACCAGGAACACCTTGAGTTCCCTGAGCACCTTGGAAACCAGATGTTCCTTGAGCGCCAGGATTTACTGTTAGATTATTTGAAGTAGGCGTAACTGGCGTCGGGACATTAACACTGACGACAATAGGTGCACGAGGGACTACATTGATTCCCTGTGTTGAACAGGTACAGCTAGGCTGACCACAAATGACGCAATTAGTCACTTGTCACCTGCTGTGTGGTGAACACCTGACCTTTGATGTATGTCATTTGATAGTCAGGGTCAGACGCAGCAGTCGCTTGCAAATCCCAGAACGCCCGTACAGGCATATATTTTGTTGCGCTATTTGTAAGCGATAGCTTAATCTTACTCAAGGTAGATGAGGTAGAGATTGTTGTTATTGTAAATGAGGCGTACAGAGATGGGGCGTTAGGGTATGTGCGAATTTGCGCTGCAAAAGTAAGGCCAGTTGTATTAAATGGGAAATCAAATTCTACTTCGTATGAGTCTCCTTGGTATAACGCTATATCGTAATTTTGAACAGTAGTAGGCATAGGTGAGCGCCCATTAAGATTGTTTTCAATGTAGACGCGTTCTGGCCTGCGGGAATCATCAATTTCTTGTGGCATATAAACAGGAACAAGCTTGTTAGTAGTACGGCTAACGCGGCGTAGGGTACCTATCTCTAGGCGCCACAGTCCAATATTTAAAGCAGAGCAAAGCTGACGATACTGTTCCCAACGTTGTTGGATTGTATTAGTAAGTTGCTGATAACGCGCAGACCGTGGGATAACAACACCATCGGGCGCGGTAATATTAATATCAAAAGATGCATCAGTTGCTAAAGCCCATAGTCCCTCAATGGTTGCAAGGATGGCAATTGGGTACTCTTCAACTGGTGGAATAGATGCAATAGTCATCATGCTACCCATGTTATCCGCACGGTTATGAAGGTGCTGAGTAACGGCAGTATTAACAAAATTGCAAATGTCTGCATCGACAAAGTAACGATTGGCTGTACCAGTAACGGCAATAACAGCGTTTAAAGCTGGGGCGGTAGCAAAGGTAATAACCCCAGTAAGTTCTTCTAGAGTGTATTGAGCTGGGTATGTTTTTGCCACGCCACCAACAGTTACATAGAGACCTGTAGTCTCAACATGCTTAGCATTAAGGGTAAAGCTTTTGCTCGCGCCATCGCCTTTGCCTGAGTATGTAAATTGTTTGGGTTGGTCACCCAACTCTAAACGGACTCTAGATACTAGGTCTGCAAGTAGAGCCACTTCATACTCCTAACGCTACGACTAAATGATGACAGTTATTAAGTAATAAATCCCCGTAAAACGAAACAGGCGCCCCATAGAGGCGCCCACTCCGCTTAATAATCGCGTTTAGATAACGCCAGCTAAGTATCCCTTTTCTTCTAAGTGTTTAGCAACGTCACGAGCTACCTCGTACTTTTGCCCTGCCTTAAATGAGAAAGTATTTCCTGCGCCTAATGTCATGTGCTCGATATCTGCAATTACTCGAATTACAACTGTATCTTCTGACTCACCAATTTTAGTTGGGTTGTCAACAATCACTGTTTGACGGTTTGGCTTTGTAGCGTCAATAACGCCGTCTAGTTCTTCTGCTTTCTTAGCAGTTGCTAGCGACATCTCTGCAGCTCGTGCATTTTGTTCTTCCGCGAATTCTTTAGCGGCGGCTGCTCGTGAGCGGCCAGTTACATCTGTAGGCTTAACCTGGTTTGTTGCCATTTTTTCTCCAATTTAATGTCTCGGTTTAATTAGAGTGGGGCCTTTCGGCCCCACCCCATCTGCTATTAAGTTTTTAGTTGGTTTCTGCAATGATTACAGACTGGTCAGTAATTAGACCAAGACCGAAGATTGAGTACCAAGCAAGAGCGTGCTCACGACCGAAGTCCAAGATTCCGCCATCGCGTAGTTCAACTGGAAGTGAGATTGCGTGACCGAATGCGTTATCTCCAATGAAGATAGCTGAATAGCGGTCTGAACCACCGTTACCTGTGTAGGTAGCAGGAGTTGTGTAACCTCCACCAGCAGCTACTGTTGGGTTAGCAACAGCTGTGTCTGCTGAGTATGAAGCACCAGCACCACCAGCGACCTTGAGGACCTGTGTGGTTTCGATGAATACTACGTCGTATAGACGACCGATTTCACCAAGCATGAAGTTACCTGGAGCTGCGTACTTTGTGACTTCAATAAATTCTGGATTGTCACGTAGCTTACGGCTCTGGTGTGGGTGAACGAAAGCAACATATGTCTCACCAAGGCGAGGGATGTTCTTTGTTGCAAGTGTTTCTGCAGCGTCCTTGATTGTGTGAGGCGTCAAGAAGAAGTTACCTGTCATTGCAGCACGGTTAGCAGCGGTTGAACCCTGCGCATACCAATTGTTAACTGCTGTGAGGTTTGAACGGTCTTCACCATAAATGGTTGAAGTTGCTGCGTAAAGTGTATCGCGTGATAGCTGGTCAAGATAGATAGCCATGTTACGACCAAGAAGACGTGAGGCTGAAGCCATTACGTCATCGAATGAAGCGTTAAGCAATAGCTCTGATACAGCAAGAGCATAACCATGCTCTGTTACTGTGATTGAGAACTGCTGTGCTGTTAGTGCGTTAGTCTGCATGCGGACACCTTCAACAAGTGAAGAAGCGAATCCGAGGTTGTTGTAACGCATGAAGTTGATTTGAAGACCAGGGGCAACACCGAGCTCAGTCTTCTTGACTGCGAACTGCTCAAAACGAAGGATTGGCATGGCCTGGAATAGAATTTCCTTTGACCAGATTTGCTGAATCGCTTGTGTGAGCTGTGTGTTGGTACCTGAGTACGCTGTAGGTGCGGCTGCGAGTGAGCCCGTTCCTGTGATACTTGATGCCATTTAGCTTTGACTCCTAATTAATTAGATTGATGGATGTTTAAGGGTTAACCGAACAGACCCGACGTCTTGCCTTGAGCTTGAGGGCTCAAAAGACGGCTTCGATATTTTGCGTATTCGTTTACCGACATTGACGCAATTTCTTGCGCCGTAAAGTTGCGTTGCTCCGTTTGAGTTTCCAATGGTCCAGCTGGGGGCGTAGTAACCCTAGTCCCCGTCATTTCGCGGCGAGCATTCTGCATTGCAGATTGTGCCGACTCTAAAATACGTGTTGAACGGTCTTTCAAGCTTTCAACGCTTGTCTGAAGTTCTTCACGAGTACTGCCACTAATCAAGTCAACAAGCTCAGGAATAATATTTTCCCGCTCTTGTTCAAGTAACTGTTGGCGGAAAGATTGAATATCCGCAAAAGTTTTTTCTTGTTCCAGAAGAGCAAAGGCTCGTTCGCGCTCTTGGCGCTCACGCTCCAGCTGTTCCTTCCACTCTGACTCTTTAAGCTTAAGCAAGTCCTTGGCAGAAAGTTCTTCTTCCTGTTGCAACTTTGTCTGTGCAGCTTTTTCAGCTGCCTCAGCATCTTGTCTTGCTGACTGCTCTTGACGTTCGCGAGTCAAAACATCTACCTGTTCTTTGAGTTTTTCAATTGTTGGGTAGAGTTTGTCTTTTTCTTGTGTACGTACTTTGGCTAAATCCTCTTCTGTATAGAACTTGGACTTAACTGCTTCCGTAGTAGTAACAGCAGGTGCGTCAACACCCTGCACGTTAACTACTGGAACTGTACCTGCCTCGGCTGCAAAGCCTTCGACAGCTGCTTCTGCGATTTCTGACATTCTTATATCCTCTATTCTCTGGGTCTTTATCCGATGTGTGAGCACGTATGACCAAACGATGATTTCTTAGTATTTAATTTTGCCGTACATCACGCAAAGTTATGTGTTAAACCCATTACTTTTCGTAATCCTGCGGAACCCTTCGCTGAGGAAGTTGTGTTCCGTAAGCTTCTGTTACCAATCGGTTTCGTACCCCTTGCTCGCCTTGGGCAAGCATCATTTGGGCGTCATCAAGGATTGGGGTTGCGCCGCCTGTAGGGGATGGGGCCATTTGCTGGCCTTCTGGGCCAGTTGGAAGTGGGGTAGCTGTTCCATCAGGGCCAGCCATCATTCCAGTAAGGCTCATAATTTCATTCTGGATTTCTGTTTGAAGGAGCTTTAAAGCACCATCAGCTTTAGCATCATCCATAAGCTCTTGACGAATTTCTGTAAGTTTTTCTGCAGGGAACTCTTCGCCCAATAGACGTAAGGCACCTTCTTTAGATTCAAGACCTAAGGACATTTTTGATTGAATTTCGTTAAGGATAATTAACTTATCCAAAGGTAGTGGAGGTGGGAAGTGCACATACGAGCGGTAAGTAATTGGGTCAGCTGGATTTAGCTGAGGTACTTGCCCTGGCTTTAAAGGAGTCTGGCTAGCGTTAGGGTCCCACACAAGAGCTTCTGGTTCTTTAACGGTAAGGTTAAGAAGAATTAATTCGTTAATTCTTTCAAGCCCATGTGCGTACTGAATAATTTTTTGGTGGTAGCGGTTCATTAAGGGTTGGAACTGAATTGATAGCGCTACACCAGAAGTATTTGAAATAGGTTGTGCTGTTCCTAGTGCTGTTTCTGGAACGCCAGTCATTTCGTGCATAGCCTTCTTTAGCATGGCTAAGAAGTCCATCGCCCCTTTAAGACCCTGGGCCCCGCCCTCCAGGTTCTCTACCCGAGCGTCTTTAGGTAATCCGCCCCAGACCTTGTTCGCTCCTTTTTCAAGTTGCGAAGCTTTGGCCCCAATTATCACTGTCACAGGAGCAGCGTGGTAATTCACGATGTCTGCAATGTCTGTAGAAACTTCATTGTATGTGCGGTTGATGCTAACAATTTGGTCGCAATCAGATAGTCCCCAGGGAGAACCTGAGACTCTGACATTTGGGATATGAACTACTGGAATAGTTCCTAGTGGGTTAGGGCGAGAATCAATCAACTCATCGTTGATATATTCCTCAATCATGTCGTCCGTAAGGATTTCAGTATAGGTAAACACTTGTCGCGTACCCTCTAAAGATGTACCCCAGAAACGGTATTTAAGTTTAAATCTAACTAGACGTTCACGGTCGTGTGGGTGAAACTCTGGAAAAGCAAAAGATGAGTTAAGAGGTAGAACTCGTACGCGTCCTGGGTGAATGCGACCAGCTGGGTCTGTGTAAGCTTCTTCGTAAGCAATTTTTACAAAACAATCTCCAGAGACTGCTCCTTGCTGGCCAATTTCCCAAAGCACTGTAGCTTTGTTGTTATCTACTTCCCATACACGCTCTAGTAAGTCTGGGACAATAGCTTCCGTCTCTTTAGGGCTACGAAATTGAACGCCTTTACCAAAGGTAAAATTATTAATAAAATCTGTAATAGCTCTGTAGTAATTAAGAACAATCTGTGATTCTCCAGCTTGGCGACGATAGCTGTAGTGGTGACCTAGGTACATAGCCCAGTTCATTGAATAGCGATTTAAACGCGGGCCATGAACTTCAAACTCTTCATCTGCTAATTCAACAAGACCTAGTGGGGAGATGGAGATAGTTAGGTCGCTAGACGCCGCCCTATAGGAGGGAGGGGAAAAGTCAATTGAACTCACTTAAATCCTCTCCACGATACCTGTGTGGGTAACAATAGCACTAATGTCGATAAAACAATAAATAGAAAACTATCGGCGTTTTGGCAGTGTCTTTGTTACGTCCTTTTTAATTTTCTTTTTTTGGTCTTCTTCTTTTTTGTCAATAGCTTCTTGAGTGTAGTCGCGTAGTCGCGGGTCTACCTCTTTCTTTGAATCAACAAACCTTCCACCCATCTGCTGGTACTTGGCATGAATCCAGTGAGCAGATGCAGGGGAGTTTTTGGAAAAACGCGTTTTAGATTGTGCCTTAACCATGTTCCAAAGTTTTGGATTGGCAGGAACCTGTTGTGGGGTTTCCTTTACTTCACGACCTCTAATTAACGCCATTTGTCATCCTTTAATAGGCTCTCGCCCCCCGCAGCTGTCTATGCGCTGGACGGGGGGACGAGAAACTTATTTAATTAGTCGTTTACTACTGCTGGGTTTAAACGCTGCTGGTGAGCGCCATTGCGGAATACTTCTTCAAAAGTATTTGCGCCGTGGTCAGCAAATCCACCAGTTGAAAACTCTGAAAGAGTATTTGGTGCTTCTACCCATGAAGCAGAACCTACGTGAGCACGCTCACGCATTGTTTCTTCAGCTGTCTTTGTGTGAACTGCTGCATTGCGGTTTGGACGGCCAGCTGCAGGCTTGTAACCCTGTGAAGCTCCGTTTGTAAATTCCGCTGGAATATCTGTATCTGTTGCAAGACCTTCTTCGAAACGAAGTGGGCCACGTTGTCCAGGTGTAGCTGGGGAAAATTTACGGTCGTAAACTGTGCCAGGTACTTCTGGGAACTTTGGTGTTGGGGCAATTGCCATTGTTTTTACTCCTAATTGGTTTGAGGACCTCAGTAATAGTGTGCTCCAGAAAGAGCTTCAAATCTCGCTAAACGTAACTATCTTGTAAAAAATAGGTTGTGGCTAACTTCTACTTGCGGCAAGGTTAAATCGGCAGTAAGGCTGATAGCGATGGCTAAAGAGTCTGCAAAATCATCATGTGCATGGGCTTCATCGGGAGCTTTTGCAAGAAAATTGGGACCAGTAAACTTAGTCTCTAGGTCAGTCATTTGTTGATAGAAGCGCTTCCAAGTACGTAACCTACGAGTTTTGGCATGAGCTGGCCATCCAATAAGGCGTCTGTCAATTAAAGCCTTTAAATGTTTCCAACGTTTTGATTGCTCTGGCTGACTACTTCCTAAAGCGTGAACCTCAGCTCTTGGTAGTAAAAGCTTTAAACGTTGAGCAACGGCATCACCAACACCATTTGCATCTACACCAACGGCAAGCACGTCGTAGTTAGATAAGAAGTTAATAATTTGAAAGTATTGGTCTTCCCAATCATCTCCTTGGATTTCAAGCCAATTAAGAATACGGTGGTCAAAGTAACCAAACTCATCTGGTCTATCCCAGTCAACCCAAACAACTGTAACTACTGTAGAGTCCAGTTTACGGGCAGGGTCAATACCAACTACAACTGGTGAGCGGTGCCAAGCCTTAACTATCTCTTGAGATGTATCACCTAGTTCATCCATAACATTAGATGTAACAAACATTCCTCGTTCCAACATCCACTTATTACAGTAAGACATCTGAAACTCATCAGAGTCTTCTCCAATACGCAACATTTCTTTTTTAATAAACTTACTGTAGTTGGGGTTACACTTAGCTACATCTCGCCAGTCCCACTCAAAATGATTTTGCCTTGCTCGCGTGTTCGTCTGACGACGCTTATTCAATTGTATTGAACGATAGAAGTTGTTCTTGTGCGTAGTTGGTGTTCCAGTTTTAACCATGGTTCCTGAGTAATACGCAAGCATAGGAGAAATTGATTTAGATACTACAAAGTCATCTGCTTCTTGACACTCATCAATAACAATAAGATGGAAAGATTTAGATTCAATCTTTGCGCGTGGGTTAGCGGTCATCATTGAAAGCGTTGAGCCAGAGTTTTTTAATTTAATTTGGCGGGTAACACCAGCTACTTTATTTAAGGAATCATCAATCTCTGGGTCGCCTAATATTTCAAGCGCACGCTCTGATGTAAGTCTGTTAACTGCTCTACCAAAAAGAGTTTCTACCTGACCTTCAACTGGGGCAAACATACCTACCCAGATTCCACCCTTATAGCGTCCAAGTAAATCTGGATACATCTTAGCTAGGCGGGGAAGAAGCACCATAAGAGTTACTACGGTGTTAGCAATAGTTTCAGACTTACCTGACTGGCGTGCTGCAAGAGCAGTTACTTCTTCACCGTCGTTAATAATTACGGATTCAATAATCCGTCGCGCCAAAGGCATTTGATATGGGTGAAGTTCGTGTCCAACAAGAGCTGTTTGAAACTCAATGCAGCGGTCCACAAGTTTTTTAACGAAGGCTTTAGAGAGCTCGTCTAGCTCCTCTTCCTCTTCTTGGGGAAGGGCATCCTCGTCTTCGTCGTCAAGGAACTCTTCCTCGTCGATAAAATCTTGTTCGCTCATTTTGTCCGATTCAGTAGCTGTTACTTACAGTGTATAGAAAGTCGAAAACCTGGGTGTTTTAAACCCAGGTCCTCGTAAGCCACGACACGGGAGAGTAGAAACACGCGGCGGGATAACTATACTGCTAATGTCGACAAATATACAATTAGTTACAAGCGTGTCGTTCTATTAAAAAGCTCATCAATTACGGCATGAACCGCTTCGGCACCAAGTAAAGCCTCTCTTAACATTTCCTCGCTGCGAGACTTTTCAAATGTGGATAGCGTTCTTCCTAACTCGCTGATGGCTTGCTCTGCCCATAAAGACAAATCTGCTGTGGGAATTTTTTTAACGCGTTTATACACTTTTTCGGAAAAGGGTTTTTCCCACTTTTCACTCTTTGAAAAAATCTTCATAGTCCCCATCCTGAGGAGTCCAAGCAGTTCGACCCCGCATTGCGTTTTGTAGTATCTCGTCTATCTTGACGTCATCATCATGGTTAATAACGGGGCTGTGGTAAAACACGCCAAAGTAATAACCAGGATGGGTAAAGGGTACTCTAACAACCAAACATTTGCCAAGGCGATAAGGCATTTCTGTTTCCTGTGTTGTACCTATTTCAAGCACAGGCAAAGCTTTCTTATGCCAGTATCTCAATTTTCCGCCGTATAGTGGTCCAAGTGATTTCATAGTTAGGAGTTAAACAATACCCTAGTTGATGGAGGAAAGTCCTCTGGGTTGAAGTGGTACCAATTACCACCTGCCCCTAAGCTGTTTTCTTTAATCCAATCATTTGTAGACTGAGCCGTTCTTAAAGATTGCCAAGTACTTTCGTCTATGTCGTCATAGCCAATCCAAGAGTTGTCACGCATTTTAATAACAAGTGTTTGTAACTTGGCACTATAGGCAAGTTTCTTAGCTCTGTTACGGCTTTTGTCCGAAGACTGTGGCGCTGTTTGAACCGTAAACTGTGGGTTCATCAATTCCCACTCTTTAGCTTTTTCTGCTTGCTCAGCAGCTTCTTCTTGATTAGATGGAAGACCTAAAGCTTTCCAGTACCTATCAACGCTGGCTTGGCGTAAACCGTCTCGGTCTCCAAAAAGTTCTTCAGCAGAAGGTAGCTTTGGTCGTTTTGCCATGATTACTCGCAGACGTGGGTTTCGGTTTCAGTTTCTTTTACCCTAGCTAAGCACTCCCCACAACGAAGAAATTTAGCAGGTTTAAAATTATTTTGCACCGTAGCGCCTTTTTCAAAATTGTCCCCGCCCTCATCATAAGCAGATTCGTAATCAGAGATTATTGGGGACTCTCTAAAAAGCTCAGGGGGAAACGGGCCGCGTGGTTGCATGGCGTGTGAGGGGACTGGGTGCGCTTGGACAGCAGCAATCCTTTCAACCTTCATTAAGCTTCTTCTTTAACTTCGGTTTTCTTAACTTCTTTTTCAACCTTGCGAAGCGGATAGTTACCAGCTGTTGCGTAGGTAAGTAAACGGGCAGGTAAACACCTAGTGCAGTAATCAAGGTCGTTTGTACCTGGGTTAGTTACGGTGTAGATGGCTTTGTTATCGCAGTTTACGCATGTAATCATTTGTGCTCCTTTGTTTATATCTTACAGTAAAAACGACTTAGGGCGGGAGTTACCCCGCCCTAAATCTATAAAGTTATTACTTAATACCGTAGGACTTGTCCTTTGGGTTAACTGCCTTGGCGAGAGGTCCGACAAGACCCGCAATGAATGCATTAAGCAATGTCTTTGGGTCCGAAATACCGCTCATGTAAAGAGCCGCTACTGAAGCAGCTGAGGCACGAAGATATGTGCCCAAGATTGACTGTAGTACTTTTGTATCCATGGTTCTCCTTTGTCCACTCGGGATGAGTGACTTAGAGCATACTACAGATTAGTCGCCTTCTTCAACGTGTTGCTCAAAACGACCCTCAAGTTTTGCAACTTTTTCACCAATTTCAAGTTGAGATAGGCGCATTTCTTTAAGCATAGGGATAACTTCTAAATTAACTTTGTCATGAATTGATGAGCCGCCATTGGGTTTAAGCTCAACAAGAAAGCCCTTCATCCATGTGCGCATTGCCCACGTTCCTATAGCTCCAAGAAATGCTGCGGTTGCTGTAAATCCCGCTAACGTTGTTGCCCAGTCTGCTAATGACATGCGTATAACCTATTCTCTCAAGTGTCAAATTAAAGAATAGTTATCCGTATATGTATCACTAAAACGATGTAATACGCTAGTTTTGCACATTTTGTAAAAAAAATCCTATTAAAAATCTTATTTGCGCTTGACTTACTTCGTAACGCCTATGCTACCGTTGAGTATGGAAGAGGCCAGTGATGGTCTCTTTTGTACTGAGAGGAGCAATCAAATGCTTAATATCAGAATCAATTTATCTATTGATTTGAAGAAGTTTGGAGCAGCGCTTATGGCTGGAATGATTTTTGCTAGCCACTTAGTTGCACCAGCTTACGCGGTCACGGTTAAACCAACGGTTATTCAAGAGAAGCCCGTTACTGTATCGCTCACCTATCTAAAGGTAACGACTACCAAGTCGGAAGCTAAGAAAGCCTTGGCAAGTGACAACGTCAAATACTTTGACGCTGAAGCGCTAGCATTTTTAACTGTATATACAAAAGACTGGTCTATGAAAGAGTGGACCTGTTTACGCAATATCTGGCAACATGAAAGTCATTTTAACCCTAAGGCTAAAAATAAGTCTTCTGGTGCCTACGGTATTGCACAATTTATGCCTTCAACATGGGGTAACTACAAAGTAGAAAAAACCCCTGTTGCTTCCCTGCAAATAAAATATGGCCTTCGCTACATCGAAAAAAGATATGGGAGCACAAATGAGCCGTCGGGCGCATGTAACGCATGGAAGTTTTGGCAACGCAAGGGGTGGTACTAATGCGCCTGGATTTGATGGCACTCAACCGTGTTCACAAACAGACCCAGATATATTTTTTCCAGAGATAGGGACACCACGTTCGATAACTAAAGCAGCCCTTGCTATATGTAGGAGCTGTCAGTTTCAAACTCCGTGTCTTGAGTATGCCCTTCACGAGCCCGTAATGGGCATCTGGGGGGCCACAACAGATGTAGAGCGAAAGAAGTTAAAGAGAAGATTAAAACTAGCTTAAAGCAAAAAGCCCCCAGTTATTAGCTGGGGGCTTTTTGTTGGGCTCGAAAGGGTTATGCCCAAGATGTAATTGTAATTGTTGCTGACAGTGCGACAGAGGCTGTAGCAGCC